TGATGATGCATTAGTCGAACGTTATGGTGAACCTATCACCTTTTGGACTTACGATGTAGTGGGTCTAAGCACATATTTTGAATTCTTTAATGCGCGTAGTCAAAATGAATTTGACCAACTTAATCGCATTATGAAGAAGTTGATTTTGCTGGAAGATGGCAAGCCTGCACTCAAAGACAATGAGGATCTACCCATTGATATTGGTGCTGCAGCCATTAATAAGATTGGTGAAATCTTGGGAAAATCACAGAGCAGAATGTCAACCCCAACGACTGGGGAACCGCTAAACTAATCATGATAGGTCGTATGGCAAAAGATTATGGGATGTTGCCCTCAGAAGTGGAACAACGTGCCTGCACATACGACATTATGGTTATGGATGTTCTTGCTACCTATGATCGTTACCAGGAATCACGAGCCAGCGGCAAAGTCGATCCTTCAGTTTACCAACTGAGTGATGATGAAATGAAGGCCATGATAACGAGGGCAAAGGGATGAGTAACATTACCGCGCGATTGAAGAAAGTTGAAATGATCCTTAACGACCGTAACATAGCACAACATGCTGTTACAATCTTTAAGGAAGAAACTCCAATCGATAGTGGTAATGCACGTAGAAGTACTACGCTTAAAAGCAATGTAATTGAAGCAGACTATCCTTATGCACAAGTATTAAATCAAGGGCGCAAATCTACTGCACGCGGAATGCGCGGCAGTAAGCAAGCACCAGAAGGTATGACCAAACCTACAATTGAACGTTTACGAGATTATGTTCGTGATCAACTGGGCGTGTCACTAACGCGAGGATCAGTGTAATGGCAACTGTAGACAAATATAAGATTGTACTTGATGTACAAGGTGATCAAGCAGTTAAAAGCCTTACTTCTGACGTAGGTAAATTAGGTGCTGCAATTGCCAGCATTGGATTTGGTGCGTTTATTGCCAGTGCATTTAAGATGGCTGACGCAATGGGTGACATTGCAGATGCTACCGGACTAAGCATTGGTTATGTAAAAGCATTTGGTGAAAGTCTACAACAAGCAGGTGGTAGTGCAGAAGATGCTGGTAAGATTCTAACCAAATTTTATCAGAGCATTGATGATGCTGCACAAGGCAGTGACAAAGCACAACGTGCCTTTGCTAAAGTTGGTGTAACACTAAACGATCTGCGTAATTTAAGTGAACAAGATCTACTTAAGAAAACACTAGATGGTCTAGCCAAGATGCCAGCGGGTGCAGAACGCACTGCTATTGCTATGGACTTACTATCTAAGACATTCAATACAGTTGATCCTACACAGTTTTTGGCTGCATTAGATGCTAAGAATCCAGACGCTTATACTGAATCATTAACCAAAGCAGCAGCAGTAACACAGGCATTTACCGATAATGTTAATGCACTAAAACAAGCCACTGTAGACGTATTAACAAGCATGATTGGTGATGTTAACACCTTTAAAATTAGTGCAGACAAAGCACGTGAAGTTGTTAAAATATTAGCAGGATTATTGGCAGGCGCATTTGCTGCCGCCACTGTTACTGGTATTTTTAATGTAATAAAAGCATTCAACGCATTACGCACAGCAATGAAAGGTGCTGCCATTGCACAAATTGCACTTACGGCAGCAGGTGGCCCAATTGGTCTAGCCAGCCTTGCTGCTGGTGTACTTGCTGCAGGTGCTGCCTATGCTTACCTAGATAGAAAACTATCTGAAGTAGATGCTAGTGCGCAAGATACTGCTGCTAGCCTAGCAGCAACAGGCGCAATACCAGGTGCAACACCTGCAGGTGGTGTTGGTCGTAATGCAGAAGAAAGTGATCGTGTCAAAAAGATGCAGGATCAGGCACGTGCTGCTGCAGAAACAACTAGACAACTGCGTCAACAGATTGATCAAACACGTACTCTACGTGCATTAGATAGCGCATTATTAGATGTAGATCAAGATCGTGCTGCGGCAATACGTGACTATCTAAACATAGCAGAAACAGCCAATAGTAAAATTGCTGCATTAGAAGCACAAATTAATGCTGAACGTGCTAAGGGCGTTGATACCAATACTGCTGTAATTGCACAATTACAACAACAAATACGTTTAACTGAACTGCAGGCTGCTGAACAAGCACGAGCACGTCAAGAAGCAGAGAAGCGTTTACAAACAGAAAAGATGATAGCCCAGGCTAGAACAGCACTAGCGGGACTTAACCAATTTGCAATTCAGATGAATGATGAAATTGCAATGAACAAGGATAGAATTGCACTGTTAAAAGTGTATGGATCAGAACTAGATAAAGTTAGTAGTAAATTGCAAGTTCAACAACAAGCCATGTTAAAGATGCATGAACTTGTTGCTGCTGGTGGTCAGATGGCATTTGCACCAAGTGGACAAGGTAAAGATCCAGCACAACTTGCTGCAGATATAGTAACAATTAATGCTGCAATTACTAATGGATTGAATCAATATTCTACACAATTAACCAAGATAGCAGAACAACAAGCAGCAGGTGCAATTGATTTTCAAACTGCAGAAGCACAACGTATGGCCTCTGTGTTTAAATTCTACCAAGAATATGGTTTTTTAATTGATCAAAACAAACAAGCAGAAGCAACTGCATTGTTGTTGCAAATGCAAAATGAAAGTTCTGCATATGCACAACGTTTAGCAATGCTTAAAGAATATTATGATGAAAAAGCAAAATTAGAACAAAGCGGAGTAGAAGGCGCAAAAGCCGCACTACAACAATTGTCTGACTCTACAACACCATTCCAAGTAGCATTTGACAGTATGACCAGTGTGTTTAACAATTTGAATAGTGCGCTTGATACCTTTGTACGCACTGGTAAGTTCAAGTTCAAAGACTTTGCTATGAGTATTATACGCGACCTTATCATGATTGAATTGCGCGCTAAAGCGGTTGCATTGTTCAAGGCCATTGGTATGTCTATATTTGGTCTTGCAGGTGGTGGTCCAGCAACAGCAGGTAAGCCATACATTGTGGGTGAAAATGGACCAGAACTGTTTGTACCAAAAGCAAGTGGCACTGTTATTCCTAATGGTCAGATGATGGGCAAAGGTGCAGGCGGAAGTGGTGGAGCAGCAATGGCTGGACCAATTCAAAATACCTACATTACCAACAATATTAGTGCAATTGATGCTAAGGGTGTTGCTCAACTGTTTGCGGAAAATCGCAAGACACTATTGGGCACAGTGCGTTATGCACAGAAAGAACAATCATACCGTTTTGCAACTTACTAAGGAACACATATGGCAACAGGATTACAAACAATATTAAATGCTTGCGATAGCCTCAGCATAGACCGTCGTAGGGTTGCAGGTATTCAATTTGCACGTAACGAACAGCCACGTATCAGTCAAACTCCAACACTTAATCCTTGGAAGATGACGCTTACCATGCCAAACAGTTTTCGTTATGCAGATTCGCGTAACCTAATTGAAACATTAGACACGCTAGACCGTTTTACACCACAACTAATTACGTTTAGTAGTAATCCTAAACTAAGTTGGTTCTTTCGTTATCAGGGCACAATGACACCTAGTCAAATTGCCAACATAACAGTAACTAGTTACGTAGGTGATCAACTAGTACTGGGCAACTTGCCAGTACTACCCAGCACAAGAGTACTATTTGAACCTAATGACCTAATACAGATTGGCGCAGTTGATGAACATCCATTTCCATTTACTAGCAACAATCGCGTGTTACGTGGCACTGGTGCAACCGTTACACTAACTACAAGCAGACCCAACATCATTACAGGATCAGTTGTAGGTGATAGCATTATAGTAGGCAACCCATGTCAATTCTACATGTTCTGCCCCAATATGCCTACTTACAAGTTCATGCCTGGTGGATGGCAGGTGCGTGGCTCAACAACAATTAACAATGCTTACTTAGAATGGAGCGATGACTTTGCTCTATATGAGTGGGTAGCAACAGCATAAGGAACAATTTAAATGGACAACATTCCAGAAGTTGCAGATAGTCCTCCGCGCATTAACACTGCGGAGTTTATTAAACTAACCGTATTCAATGAGTATGGCAACGTTGCTAACACTAATGTATACACATTCTCTAGTGCATATCGCGCTGAAGTAATTGATGGTGTAACCTATTTGCCAATGGGCGGCTTGCTTGCAGTGGGTGTACAAAATCGTGACCTACGTGTAACGTCAAGCGACACAACCATTGCACTAAGTGGTATTAGTGGTAACAACATTCCTCTAGTATTAGGCACAAAGATACGTGGTAGTGAAATGGAAATTATACGTGGCTTCTATGATGACAACTACGAATTAGCCAATACCTATCCACGCTTTACTGGTATCATAACCAATTATGCAATCCTAAACGACCGTGAAGATATTGATGATAACTTTACAGTTTCTGTAAGCGCAAGCAGTTATAGAACCATATTTGAAAATCGTGTTGCTGGTCGTTATACTAACCAAGAGTCGTGGCAAACATATAGTCCAGGCGACAACAGCATGAACAATGTGTACAGTATTGCAGGACGCACCTTTGACTTTGGTAAACCAGTAGTAGCAAGTGGTGGCGGTGGTACTCCACGCAATCCATTTGAAGGCCCAGTAAGAAGGAATTAACAAATGAAAACAAGATTAGCAACTAAACATGATTTGCCTCGCGTAATTGAAATGCTCAAGCATTTTCGTGACCAAACCCCTATTGATCTCATGCGTGGTGTCAATGATGCAGAATATATTACACACTTATACACTGTGCTTATTAATGGTGGTGGGCTTGTAGTACTAGCAGAAGAACGAGATGCAGCCATAGCAGCAGAACGACCAAAAATAGTGGGCATGTGCATTGGTGCAATTGATGGTACCATATGGGATCCAAAACTGCTTGTAATGCGTGAACTAGTCTATTGGGTAGAGCCAGAATACCGTGGTGGCACAGCAGGATACAAACTGCTTAAACGCTATAGCGATGAAGCAGACGCACTAATAGATTCCAACCGCATCAAGATGTACACCATTAGCAAATTAGCCAATAGCCCAGACCTAGATTACAGTCGTTTTGGCTTTAGGAAAGTAGAAGAAACATGGGTAGCAGGAGTATAACATGGTAGTATTCACAGCAATTGCCACAGCAATTAGTGCAATAGGTACGTACCTTGCTGGTGCAGCATTCGTTGCTGGCGCAAATGCATTGGTTGCTGGCATTATATTCTATGGTGTACAAGCAGCATTATATCTAGGACTTGCTAAACTTATTAGCAATAGAATAGGTCGTGTTGGTACAGGTGCGCAGGACATTGGTGCACGTATTCAATTGCCTCCTGCCACAGATAACAAATTGCCAGTTGTATATGGTAAAGCATGGATTAGCCCTGTTATTACAGATGCAGATATCAGTGCAGACAACAAGACCATGTGGTATGTGTGTGCGCTTGCAGAAGTAACTGATACCACAGCAGGCAGTG